CTCTACTGCATACTCTAATTTGATATTGTTTGCTTTTAGTGTTTGATTTTCACTATAAAGCCACCAACAACCTAATCCTAATACTACTAGTAGACCAGTCATAAATTGATTCATATTTCTTCTATCCTATAGTTAAGCCCTTCAGCTCCTCGTAATTCTACTACTTCTTTGTTTTCAGTTAGGAACTTTAAATATTTCTCTTTTTTGCTGTAAAATTTACGCACGACAAAAGTCTGGTCATCAGCATCTCCATAAGTCGAATTATAACTAACAGTTAGTTTATATCTCGTCCTGAATAGACTGATTATCCAGTTTATTACTATTTTCCAATACTTTTTTATTGTGTTCATTCAAAAGTCCTACAAATTCCTGTATGTATTCTTCCAAAGTCATTCCTCTCTCGGCAGCGTGTTTGCCTGCCGCTATTAACTGTTCTTCAGTAAATTTAAACTTCGTGCCAAGTTTCGTCATTTTTGAATAGTCTAGCCTCTGCTTCTCGTCTACGAATTAAGCCATCAAGGATTTCTCCTCCAGCTTTGTTCCATCTTTTTATCTGAGCTGGAACTCCATCATAATCTTCTGCGTTTAAGACTTTTAAGAGAGTTGACGCTTTTAAGTTAGCTGGTCCAAGGTTATACACCCATGATACCATTGCGTCAAATTGATTTTGGGATAAGGGAGCTGTTACATATTTGTTGATGTAATTTTCATACTCATGTAATTCATCTACTAGCATTTGCTCAGCTTCTTCTTGAGATATTTCCATACCTTCCTCAATCCCTTTGGTATGCCCATATCCTATCGTCCAGACACCTGCTGAACATTGATAGGCAGTTAATTCGCAACCTTCAAATTTTTTAATGAGGGATATACCCTCTGCACTTGTATTCAATAGTTTCTCCTATGTTTCTTTTCTCTTTTTATTCTTTTCTTTTCTGCTACTTCAAGGTCTATATATCCCTCTTCTCTTAGCAGATTAATCATAGCTTGAAGATCGCCTACTTCTTGTGATAGACACTTTAGTTCATGCTTTCCGCCATTGTGTCTATATACCTTTGAACAGGCCTGGGCAAACTCACTTGCCTCTTCCATTGCTACTATTAATAGGTAAGGGTCTACATTACTCATTTCGTTCTCCTACGAAAAAAGAGTGCCACTTTTAAGGGCGGCACTCAAGTTATGTTTCGACTCGCTGTTAGTATAGGTATAAATATGTATTTATTAGCACACTTGCTACCATGGATAGTAATGCTATGTTTAACACTATTTCCATATATTTATCTAACTCTATACTACGCTCTGTCTTTAAAAAGTTTTTAATACTTTCCACTATTAATCTCCAAGATTTTCCTCTTGGAATCAGGAGTTCTAGACAGAGAGATTGTCAGCAATCCGTCTTGTAGATTTACTTCGTCTACTTGTAATTCTGCTGTTAGAATAAATCTTCGTTCAAAAGATTTTAAACTAAGCCCTTGATGAACGAATCGTTCTCCGTCATCTAACTTGCGTTCTTTTTTGCCCTTAACATGAAGCTCTTCGCCTTCGGCGATAACTTCAAGTTCACTTTTACTCCAACCTGGCAATGCGACTTCTATACGATAGTCTCCATCACTTTCGATTATATTATATCTAGGGTAACCACTCTCCGTGTAATGTGGCATGTTGAGTGGCTCCATACCAAGCCAAAATTTACTTAAATCTATACTCATTGTATTGTCCTCCAATAATTCCTTTCGGTAATAATTGTCTAGCCTTTCGGTCTAAACGGGTTAAGCGAACATGAGAACCTTCTCATATTCTTACTACTATTATATCAAAAATATCACCGAAAGTCAAGAACTATTTTTTGAGTGTCTAGTCCTCAAAGTCAATGTGTCCAGCGTCTTTCATATAATCTAGCGTTACTGATATACCATCTTTTTTACCTATAAAGTAAGAAGTATATGCACAACCTACTAGAATGATAAGATACGCGATGTCGATTGTGTTTATTAAATTTTCCATAATGTATATTATATCAAAACGACAACCAAAAGTCAAGACATTTTTTCAACTTTGTTAAAAATAGTTCTTGACAAATGCTCTCATATTTGATATAATATAGTAATGAAAAGATGGACTGAGGAAGAATACAGATACTTAAAAGATAACTATAATGTTATTCCTATAGAAAAAATAATTTTTGAACTAGGTAGAACTCAGTCTTCAATAACCAGTAAGATAAGATATTTAAGGAGAAGAGGTTGGACATTCAACCGAAAAAGAGATGCCAAGCATTAATACTAAAAACATGAGTTTCGAAAAGGCGTTACGAATTTTTCGTAAGAAGTGCGACAATGCTGGTATAAAAGATGACTTACGCAAAAAGGAATTTTATGAAAAGCCAAACCAAAAGAGAAGGCGAATAAAACAAGAAGCGATAAGACGAAAAGACCGAGCAATTGCTAAGGAAAATGCCGAACTACTCAGGAGGCAACGTCAACAAAGATTTAGATAAATCCTGTAATTTTCATACTACCAAAACAAAAATAAAATATTTTATCATTTCAACAACCTACATGAAAAAGTTAAATCATACCCCTCCAAAAAATATTTCTTGCGTTTTTGTTAAAATCGTGGTATAATAATATCATAAATTATGATAGTTTAGATTAACCAAATAATTCTCACTCTTCACGCAATCTCGCTTATAATGAAATTACATTTCAAGAATGCTCGTCGCCTAAGCGTAAGAGCATACCTTGTAATTGAAATTATTTAGCGAGTGATAATGAGAAAGTCAAATCAAATCTATCATTAAATCATATGAAGTAAGATATTTGCAACGAGTATCGTAAATTACTTCCAATTCCCAATTTCGCAACAAGTTCCTACAATTGCGTCTAATTCGCGATATATTTTTTACCTATGTAATTCAATGACCATAATAAACTTATCGTAAATTAATACGCATCATATACAAATTTTCCCTAGATTATAATTAAGATGTCAGACTTGCAGGGTCTGTTCAACCCCGCTCAGTCTTCTGGTTGTGGGAACCGAACGTTCCTCACAGATGTTGTAAATCTATAGTTATCTTCATCAAATAATGTTATAATCATTCCCAGTTCAGGGTGTAGTCGTGGTTCCTTCTCGACATAAAAATACTTACCTCGTTTCTCCATCAACTCTCTAGTTTTACTACTATTTGGTAGAAGTTCTACTATTCTATTTTTCCAAGCTGTCATCTATAGCACTCCTTAGAATTTTCAAATCAGCTTTGGGAGATTTTTCCAACCCCGCTACAAGTCCATAGTCAATCAGTAAAAGTTCTGCTATCTGCTGGACTATTTCCTTTTTAGTAATTGGACTCTCTCCTGTTTTAGTTTTGTAAACAGTTTTCTTGTATACACCCTCTCTAGATAACTTACCTATTATAGATTTTATACTCTTGTCTAAATCTTCACTAAGTTTTTCTACTGTTTCTCTAGTAGGACTATCCAAATAAGACTGTTTCATCATTTCTACTTGTTCTTGTGTGTAGTTTACACTCATATTATGTCTCCTAAATCGTTTGTGTAATCAATATCTAATTGTTTTTTCTCAAAATCTGTTATAATATCATTTATTTCCATGATACTCATACTCCATTCCTTACATAGTTTACTTACTGCTTGTGTTTTAGTAAGTTCATCTACATAAATATACTTCTCGTAATCTTCCTCAATCTGTAAGATTATAGCTTTACCTATATGCATTGTGCTTCTCCCATTCATATACTAGCTCTTTACCTGTTAGTTTATTCTCTACCATATAAATAATTTCTCCACTCTTTAGTTCTCTTTCTATTGTGCCATCGTTATATGTAATATCTATCACATTACCACTATCTGTGTCTTGTGGTCTATTGTCATACCACATAGATTTCATACTATGCACATGAATGTGTTGAACACCTTTAGCCCACTCTTCAGCGAGTAGCTGTTTGCGTTTCCATTCTATCATATCGCTATACTCAGTCATGTCTTACCTCGACTTTGCCATCTTCAAAGAAGCCATAGACCATTTCATCTATTATTTCTTGTGGCTCATACTCCTCACCATTCTTTGCTTTGGTTAACTCCCACCATTCAAAGTCTTCGCTAGATGTATCCCAGCCACTCCATTCTTCCATAGTTTCATTAAGTTCAGCTCCATCTACTTCTTCGTAATCCCAATCGACATCATCACCTGCAATCCATACTTCGCACTTACCTATGAAGTTTCTGAATTCATCTTCATAAGTCATCTTAGCAGTAGGCATACCACCTACTTGGTCGTATATATGTCGTATGAGGTTAGTTAGAAAAGGTATGCACGGACTCCATGCAGAATGACCACTAATGTAATGCTCATTCCAATCATCAACAGAAACCCACTTTGCTCCCATATGTTCACAACCCCAGCTATACCAATCTTCCTCATTGTAA